GTAGTAGTTAGGAGATGCCTGGGCCTCAAATAGAGCAGATATATCCACTCCCTCAGTCCAGGCTATTCTGATATTTCTCCCACCTGGGCCATCCTTGTTCGATCTCAAGATCCCATTGCTGAGCTCTGTGCTGCTGATGTCAGCCTCAAACTGGATGGTCCTTCCTCTGCCATATTGATGAGCAGGATATAACACAGGCCCCATAACCATCTTCCCAATCTCAAAGTATCCCTCTTTTGTTCTCTGGGCTGGGATGTTCAAGCGATAGCCTGCTGAGTTGGTGATGTCGCTAAATAACATTGTGAAGCTACTGGGGATCAAATAGGCTGAGCCACTTGTGGGGTCTGAGTTTTGGGCATCCTCAAGAGTGAACACAGCCTGCTTAACTGTGGCATTGCTCAGGACTCCCTCACTGTTAAATTTGATCTTTCGGACCACAGTTGTCTCACCTGAGACCAGCATCAATCTCCAGCCAACACATTCAGCATAATGGAAAAACTCACCAGTGCTGTCTGTGCTGCTGATGCTATGACCTGAGCGGCTGAAGTTGAAGGGGATACCATTGGCAAAGGTGGCAACACTGACCCAGGCTGATGATCCTGAGTCATATCTCTCAAGGGTGATGTCTTTGAAGTTGATATTTTTCAGATGGAGTCCCAATGTCCCACCTGGAATCCTGTGGTTGGCTGTGATGGCTGTGTCCAGTCTCCAGGCCACTCTCTCCTGTGGTACATCTGAGGAGTCTGGTGTGGCTATCGTGTCAGATCTCCAGCCCACTCTGGAGCTTGGTTGGACCTTGTAGAGCATTCTGGTGGCTGGAGTGTCATATCTGGGCTCTATCTGCCAAGTCTCAGACTCTCTGGCTGGTCCATCCTTGGTGGATAGCTTGAGACCATCAACCACAGTGGTGAAGAATCCACTGGGCGGATAGGGCTTAGCATTCAGCTTGTTGAGATCTATGAGCTTTCCTGTCCTGTAGCCTATTGAATAGCTCAGATTATACCAGTCACATGTGATGTTAGCCACATGGGCAGAAGTGACCCCAAATTTGATCTGGTTCCCTCCTCCTGCTGCTGTGGCTCCTGAGCCTGTGATCTTGCTGTATCTTCTAGCCCCTGAACTGCTGGCTCGATAGTGAACCTCAATGTTACCATTGGCATTATCCAGCTGAATAATCACATCAAGGCCATCAGTGTTGGTTATACCTGTGGCACTGCTCAGGGGAGTGCTGGAGCTTGTGTTTAGGTCGTACAGATACAGATAATCAATCCCAATGACCAGCCTGATGAGATAATAATCAGTAGTTGTGAGCTCCTCCATCTGGATGTCAATGCCAGTCCCTTTGGTGGTGCTTGCTCCTGATTGAACTTGAACATGTGCCTTGACTATGATCCCGCCTGTTTTGTCACTAATTGTCTGTGAATAAGATCTAGTATTTGAAGCAGTGACATCAAGCTGGAAATGGTCACCATCTAGGGTCTCTGTGCCAGTCCCAGCAGCTGTCCAGCCTGACACATTGGGGAGTCTGATGGGTAGATAATCAATGTAGTTAAATGACCTGTTCTGCTCTGCTGGATAATAAATCAACTCTGGATAATTAGTGGTCGAATAACCACCCAGATGCAGAGCATAAAGGGATCCTTTGTAGGTGTTTCCTGTGTCTCCTGGGTCCATATTACAGAACACCATCTGATCACCTGCCACACCTGAGCACCCAATCAATGTGGTCAGATTGTCATCTGTGTCTCTGGGGCTATAGCAGACAGCAGCAGCTCCACCAGACAAGGCTTTCCCCATCTGGATCCAAGTCTTCCCCAAGTCTCTGAAGCTAACACCAACCAGCTCAGAGAAGGCCACAAAGACATTCCCCTCATCACTTCCAGACACAGATTCAGCCACAATGAACAATCGCTGATCATCATCCAGCCACATGCTCTTTTGACCTGTGACAATGTTATTGGTGGCCACACCCACAGCAGATGGAAAGCTGAAAGTATCAGCTGCCAGAACATTGAGAACCTTATCAATAGATTCAAAAGCATTGGAGAGCCTGGTTACCTTGATGCTGTCAATTTCAATCCAGGACACCACAAAGGCCTCCCCAACTGTGTCCACATCCATCTGGGGAAATTCACTGGCTCCATTTGTCAATACCACTAGATCAAATTTCATCCCCTCTGATGTACTGGCATATTGAGCACATAAATTCCTCCTTGATAAGCTGGTGTCATGAGCCACTAGCTCAGCCAAGAGGATCACCTGACTGCTGTTGGCTGCCATCCTGATTCTAGCTAAGTCGTAACCACTCGCCCCAGCACCTGGAGTCCCACTGAGATCAATGTTATCAGGTAGGGCTCTTTTCGATCTCAGTGTCCAAGTGTCTCCCTGGTCTGTTGACCTGTAGACATACAGCTGAGCACTGTCATCTGTATTATTGGCCACCCAATGAGCCAATAAGATTGATTGATCTGGGAGCTCACAAAGAGCACCAAATAACTCCTGGCCCCCCAGTTGGCCTTTGATGAGTGTGTCAATGTTCACTGAAACACTGGAGCCATCCACACTGTATTTGACCAATCTGATTTTGACCTGGGTGCTCTCAATTTGCTCACACAGCACCAACACCTCCCCAGTGCTGCTCAGCTTGATGGCATCTCTGGGATTGATTGTGGTTGTGCTGGTTCCTGAGTTGGTGGCTATCATTTGCCAATGGCTCAGCATATTGGCAGCATCACATCCATAATAGGTGGATTGGTTGCTTTCCTTCCACTCAAATTTAGGCTTGTTCTGGATGTGGCCAGCCTCTGAGGTTTTGATATCCAGGATGTTTGAGCCCTGGAATCCAGTTGACTGAAGGACCAGAGCAGATGATTGATCTGGCTCTGGGATTCCTGCTCTCCTGGTTCCCTGGGTCATTATGCTCTCATCATCCCACTGATGCTCAGCATCCAATGGAAATGGCACAATAAAACCTCTCAGATTGTCTGGGCTGGTATCCTGGGCCATCAGTATCTCCTTGAGGCTTTGCGCCCTCTCATCTGTCTGGCTGATCTATTATATCGATCCACATGCCTGAAGGGTTGAAGAATCACCACATTTGAGTCAGATTGTCCATCATTCATAAGGGATCGGACTCCCTCCTCTCCTCCTATTCTGTTGACTGTAGCACGGTCAAGCACAGCCTCTCCTGTGAGCACTGTTCTGACCTGCTCATCAGGTTGAAGAAAGCCCCCCATGTGGCTGGTGGGTGGTTTCTGTGAAGCTATGACAGCGATCTGGGCTGTGGTGGCTGCTGCGATTGCGCCTGCTGCGATTGCGCCTGCTACTGGCCCCAAATCAGCCAGTGCTCTGGTGGCTGCTACTGCTCCATTGATTGTGGCCTGGGCTATGCTTGCCACCTGCTGCATCCTGAAGGCTTTGATCAGTTGATCCTCTGTGGCCTTTCCTGTGCTCTGTAGAAATTCCAAATTAGCACGGGCAAATTGATCAAATGCTCCACTGATGGCCTGTGCTGCCTCAATCTGCTGGGCTCTCTCAGCCTTGAGCTCATCCATTCGTTCCTGGTGGGCTTTGGCCTGTTTCTCTCTCAATATCTCAAGAGCCTCCTGTCTTCTCTGCTCAATGCTCTTTTCAATGTCATCCAGTGCAATGACAGCCTCAGCAGCCTCAGCAGCTTGGAGTTTTTCCAATGTGGCCAGAGCCTCTGTGAATTTGATTCTGCGCTCACCATTTCCCTGGATCAGATGCTCCTGAGCCTTAAGAGCATCAATCTGTTTCTGAAATACAAGCTCAGCTTTCTCAATACTATCAAGGCCCTGCTCTTGGGCTGCTGTTATCAACTGATCCAGATTCTTGATGGCTTCTTTGTGTGCTCTGATCCTTTCCTGTCGCCTTTCTTCCTGTTCCTGTGCTTGATTCAGTTCATTCTGATTCTCAATCAACTCAATGGCCAGATCAAGAGTCTCCTGCCCTGTGACCTTGATCCCTTCCCTGATGGCCTTCTCTTTGGTGATCTCCTTGTTGAGCTCATTGATAAGATTGAGCCTGGCTGATACTGATTTTCTGGTCTCACCTTCGATGTCTGCTGTATTGCTCACAGTGTCAAATCTAAACTGAGCAGCCTTGACCATCTCCCTCTCTGCATCAGTCATATCACTGAGAAGAGTCTGTTCACGCTGAAGAATAGAGACCAGATGCTCATTGGCTCTGATACGCTCAGACACAGCATCAACATCAGCCTGAGTGGCTCTGTTGATCTCTCTGGTCTTTCTGATTCGGTCAATGTCAAGCTGTGACTGTTGCTGAGTGAATAGGGCTAACTCTTCTCTGGCTCTCTCATATCTGTCAGTCACATTGGTGATGATGTCAGCCAGCTCTCCAAGTCTGGATCTGTTCTCATCCTCTGCTGATTTAAGTCTGGTCAATATGTCGAGTCTTTTCTCATTCTCTGCATTGAGCAGAGCAAAGGCCCCAGCAGCTGCACCGACCACAGCAGCGATCCCAAGAAATACAGGATTTAGAGCATTGAGCCCCAGAGTGATGGCCTCAAATATGGCAGCAGCATCAGAGCCCAGCATGACAACTTCGCCAAGTGCTGGATTCAGTAGATTAGCAGCTTGAGCGGCTCCCATAAATGCTCTATCAAGATCACCAGCTTGGTCACCAATCTCCTTGACATTGATCGCGGCCTTATTAGCAGACTCACCAACTTGTCTCATTGATCTGGATTGGGCTGCTGCTGCTTTCTTGGCTGATCTCTCTGCTCGTTTGAACTGGCGATCCAACTGGGCCACCATTTTCTTGGCCTCAGTCTCAGTCACTCCTGGCATTCTCTGGAGCTGGCTGATTAGCTGCTTGAGATCTGCCCTATAGCTGATCTCAACTGACTTGTTTACATCTGCCATCTTTAGCCCTCCCCAATCTTTTTGGTGATCTCATCTGCCACCACTGTGGCGATCTTTTTGGCTTGTTTTTTGGCTGGTTTCCACAGAAGCTCATTGGATACCCTGGAGCCCAATGGCAGAAAGATCGGACCACCTCCAGCAGTTCTGGAATCCAATCCCATCTTGATGGCCCAAGCATAAGGGGCAGTATTTGAGACACTGGCCTCAACCATTCCACTGGGTGAGATCCTGATGTTAGTCTCAAATCTATCAATGGACCTTTTCGATTTTGACTCCCTGAGCTCTTGCCTTTGTTCCTCAGTCAGCCTGGTGACATCTAACCGCCCACGCCTGAGCATATCATTGGCAGCAGCTTGAGCCCTTTGTCTGGTGTATCCTTCACGCTGGAGTTTCAGAGCCTGCTGAGCCACTGCGATCCTTTCCTCCTCGGATCTGTCCCTTCTCTGCATTCTCACTGGCCATTGTTTTTTTGCATCTCTCTCAAGATCCTCAACTGTAGCCTCAAGGATGTCAGCAGTCTCTGGGGCTATCTTTCGCAAAAAAGCAGTGAAAAACTCACGCTGATCAACTGAGAATCTGGCCTCAGTGGTTCCTGTTCTGATGACCTTGCTCATCTCTCCACCTGCTCATCATCTGGTCCATTTTCTTGGCCTTGATTCGCTCCTGTCTGGTCTTTGACTGCTCTGAGCTTTCCACACTCAGTCTGTGCTCTGCCAACAGCTCGATCTGGATGTCCCTGGGTTGAGTCTGGAACCATCTGGGATCTCTGTTCCATCTCCTGGAGATCTCCATCCCCAGTCTGGTCAGCCTTCCTGAGTGGTGGCCTGCGTAAAATTTGCCAGATCTTCAACCTCATTCTCAGTCGGTAGCTGTTGAGCCATAGCCAGCAGAAGCTGAGACCCGTGATCATAAATCTCACTAGGAGTGACACCAGCCTCCAGAAGTCTCTCCATGATTGTGTGACCATACGCCAAAGGATCCGCGGATGATACTTTGTATTTGGGTAGAATTGCAGAATGATCCACACACACACCAACAGCAGCAGCACACAAGCGGCCAAGCTGTGCCCTGTTTGGATTCGCCCCCCACACGCTGACAAAATCCAGACAGGTGGCCAAGCTCTTGGGTGTGATGGTTTCATGACTTCCTAGTTTTTTGAGATTCATTGGGCCTCCTCAATGATTTTAGCTGGCAGATATGCCACCATAACAAGTGAAATTCAGAGTGAACTGTGATGGATCTCCCTCAGCGAAATCCAGAACACAAACACACTTTGACAGAGTGACCTGATGGTCTGTATCATCACCAAAGTCAGTTCCCTCAGCTTGATACTGCATATCAATAGCATAGTGCTCAACATATGGAGCTCCAGTGGTTCCAGTGCTCACATTGCCTGAGTAGAAGCCATTCCCATCAATGAAGTCACGAACAGATCCAGCATTGACTGAGTTGGTAAATTCTCGGAAATAGAAAGTGAAAGATCCAGTGATTGGCTCATCATCACCCTTTCTAACTGTGGTAATTGTTCCACGGTCTCTGATGACTGTCTGTGCTGCTTTAGGCTCTGAAAATGAAAAGTTACCCTCTTCATATGCGACAGCCAATTCAATGGGTGTTCCTGTTCCATCTTTAAGAGTGATGATCCCATCTCTGCGGACCTTGGGGACAACTGAATAAGCCATGATGACTCCTTAATCAATAGTGTGGTAGGTGGTAAATTCTAGGGTAATGATAGCATATTCCTGAGAGTCTGTGATGCTCCTGGTGCTGCTCTCATATCTGATTTGGAATGGCTGAGATGAATATGCAGCCAGCACAGCATTGATGACACTTTCCTCTGTGTCCAGCATCAGATCATAGTCTGTGGGATATGCTGAGTGCGGTCTCAATCGATAGGAAAAAATGACCCTGACAGTGGTCTGAGTATAGACACCGACTCCCCTGCGCTGTCTCTCATTCATCTGACTTGATGTATCTAAGCCAACCACAAAAGCCTTGTGGGCCACTGTGTTTTGAGTACGGCCAAAGTAATCAGGAGTCTGAGTGGATAATTTAAACCCTGACAGAGCTGAGATTTTAGCAGAGACCTGAGATCTGATGTCACTCAGTATTCCCATCAGTATCTCCTGGAGAGTGAACGCCTGGAGCCCACATCACAAGTGTAGATTACAGGCTGTTTTGATTTCCGCTTATCTGGTGTCTCTGCCTTTCCATCATGGCCTTCATCATAGATGAAATTGATTTGTTTCCACTCATAGCCATACTGTTGGAAATGCTCATTGGCTAGGTCTAAATATCGACCATTAGACTGGCCCAGACTGCTGTGGAAGTCTCTGAAGATGTAATAGAGACTGAGATTCTGATGGGCTGATCTGAAGCTCTCAGGGCTCATCACCAAATACTCCAGACCACCTCCCTCTCGTCTGAGCCTTTGGATCATAGTATACCAGGCTTCATCGATATAACTGGAGTAAGAGTCCAATCCTGCTGGTCTGAGATCGGCTAGTTGTGAATAGGTGGATGTCAGATCTCCATCACTCACCACAGGATATAGTCTCCTGAGAACCATTGAGGCCATACGCCTAAAGACATAGACATCACTGTCAATGGTGCAAGCCCACTCCTCAAGATAGCCCTCACCCAGAGTCAGACTGTTGACCAACACACCAGCTGAGATTGTGTATGTTGGCACACTTCCAATGATGGTCCCAGCCTGAGCATCAACCAGCTTGTCACCATTGGGTTTCTGTAGTGTGTAAGTGAAAGAGGTTGGAGCCACCAGTGAGCCCTCAAAATAAATGGGGAGCTCAACAGTTTGACTCTTTCCTCTCTCCAGCAGCTGGACCAGCTTTATCTGTGGGGCGTATAGCGTATCACTTAAGGCCATCAATGATCTCCTGATAAATGGCAGTCACACCCTGATCCAGGATGGCCTTCTGTGCTGCCTTCATTCTTTCCAATTTGCTGCTCTGCATTTCAAATTGGGCCTTAGCCACAGGCTCATGAAGTCTGCTGGCCCATCGAGTGGGGACTTTTTCAAAGTCTCGAATCATCAAGTCAATGAAAACATCATGCGGTGCTGGAGCCAGTCCCTTAGTGATGAGCTCTAATCGCCAGAACAGAAAGCCCTGGTGGTCAAAGTCACGAATGACTCGCCCTGCTATGGTCTGAATCTTGGACCACTTTGGAGCGTAATATGTGCCCCCATCCTGTGCTGGATAGGTTCTCATGTAATCGTGCTGATTGAAATCCAGCACCGTGAAACCTTCCTGTTGGAGTTGGCCAATCCTTGAGCCTGCATCTCCAACATCTCCTCTAATCTGTCTGACACCATTGATCCCAGCTCTGATGGACTCAGTGGCGAATCTTGGGATGAATGTGCTGATGGTCTTGGTTTTCCCTTTGCCCTTGTGTGGGATCTCAAACTCTAAAAACTCCAGATGAGCAGGATGAGCCACATAATAAAAAATGCTGTTGGACTTGAGTGGGAGTCTGCGTGTGTTGTTGCTGTTTGACTTTGCCCAGGGTTGGGCTAGTGTTGAAAAATCCATAATAAGCCTCCAATGGATAAGGTGAGCCCAGAGGAGTCGGGGAGGCCTTCCAGCCTCCTCCAGACCCACCAGAAGAAAACAAAGAGGGGGATATGGCCTCCCCCCTAGGGATCAGATGTTAGACTCGATGCGAACACCTCGATCATTCTCGATGATTGAAAGACCGAGATAAGCATGACCAATCACCTGAGTGACTGCCTTGGTAGCATCTCGCTCCATCTCGACAACAACCTCACCCATGCTCATGGTCTCATTGCCACGGATCGCTGGAGCACCATTGGCATAACCAAGAGCACCAGGTCCCCACATTGCAGCCTTGAAATTCACAGCGTCATCAGTGATGAATGAGGAGGTATAGATGTCAACACCCAAGAACTGGCCCTTGTATCCTTTGCCCTTGGCTCCCATTATGTCAGCTCCCAGAGCTGGCTGGAATACCAAAGCTCCACCAGTCAGAGCATTGATTGAGTCCTGGAGCTCATTGAACTGCTTAGGATGAAGCAGAGCAACAAAAGGACCATCAGCACCTCGGTTTGATGCTGCTCGCTGGAGTTGCTGATAGGCATTGATGAAATCATCAACAGCCAAAGTAGAACCACCAGCGATGGCATTGGAGAAGCTGGACAAGGTAGCAGCAGTCATATCAGCGAAAGTCGCCTCATAGGATGCAGCCATAGCCTGAGCCAAGCGGAATGGGTCAACCTCATTGGCTCCTGGGAGTCCAGTCATAGCAGCCATATCAGAGATTGTGTAATTGAGAGCCAATCGCTTGACAGCCACATCAGAGCTGGCATCTGCCAGAGTTGCTGAGCTGATAGCATCGGCCTCAGTTCCATCAGAGAACTGGCTGAAAAGATTACGGCCATAACCAATCTGGCGGACTCGGATGGTGTCAGAGCCAAGACCATTGATGGAACCAACATAGTCAATGTATGGGCTGTTTCGTAGGTTGACAGTATCGTTCAAAAGTAGTCTGACCTCTTGGCTGATCATCTCAGCAAGGCGCATGTCAGTTTGCAAGCCGAAAGCGGTAATTGTAGACATTAGAGTCTCCTAAAAATATGAGTTCAGTGGATTGGTTTTCTGTGCTCTGGCCTCTCTGCTGTTACGGGCGCGACCCTACCAATTAGCACTGATTATGTCAGGACATGGTATCCTGTTAACAGCATATAGGTCAAGGAGTTTACAGATGGCATATCATACAGGGTCAAAGAAAAAGCCAAAGCCAAAAAAGCCCAAGCCGAGGAAATAATCATGGCACAGAAAGTCCCTCCAAAATATACCAGCGGCCTGAGTGAAAGCACAGCAGCAAAGCGCAAAGCTGAGATCAGAAAGAGAACAGCTGGAAAACAGAAAGACAGATTTGAGCCCTTACCTGGTGACAGCAAAAAAACCACCAGGAGAGGCTCAGGCACAATCAAGGCCACACGATCAGGATTGAGATCTGACATCTTGGATCAAGCCACCAAAGAATCAGGACCAGTCAAGGACCGATTTATCAAGGCCACAGCCAAAGTGACCAACATCTCAAGTTCAATCATTCGAAAAGTTTATGAGCGCGGTCAGGCTGCCTGGGCTGTAGGTCATAGGCCTGGTGCTACTCAAGATCAATGGGCTCGTGCTCGTGTCTATTCCTTCATCACTGGTGGAAAAACCACAAATGCTGGAATGCCAGATCATGAGCTGTGGCTACAGGCAAAAGACAAATAACAAAACCCCCAGATCATTGACCTGGGGGTTGAGTTGTTCACAAGTTATTAACAGCCTGTGAGTAACCTGGCGCAATGCCAAGTTACTGACAGATTATTAACATTAGAGGCTTACAGCGATGTCAAGAGTCACACCAGTGGCTGATTTAACTTTGACATTGTTGCTGTCCTGATACTGAACCTCAAGCTGAACCAAGTTACCGCTTGAATCCATAGCAGAGACATGAACCAACTGCTTACCCAGACCGTGGTTGAGCGTGGCGAATGTGTTGGCAGTCAGGCTCTGGCTAGCAAACTCTTTACGAATGCTAGAGAGCAACACAGAAGCCTCACCAACTGATGCGTTGTATGCCAACAGGTTGGTATCTCCACCAGGAGAAGCAGCAGAGATCTGAGATCGGACTGAACTTGATGACAGGCTGATTTCACCTGCTGACTTGCTGAGGAGACCACCAGCCACACTGATCTGATTTTGTACAGTGGTAGCAGTGAGATCAAACTCACCAGTCTCTGAGTCATAGCTAAGGAGGCCAAGAGCATCAACAGAAAGAGCACCACGAACATCATCATTGGTTACACTGAAGACACCATTGGTCCCATCATAGGACAATAGACCAGAAGCAGAGAACTCACCACGGACAGCACCAACAGACAAGCTGATCTCACCTGCTGACTTGCTCAGAAGTCCACCAGCAACAGAGATTTGATTTTGTACTGTGGTAGCAGTTAAGTCAAATTCTCCAGTGGCTGAGTCGTAGCTGAGCAGACCTAAGGCATCAACAGACAGAGCTCCACGGACATCATCATTGGTGATTGAGAACACTCCATTTGTGCCATCATAAGACAGCAAACCAGAGGCTGAAAACTCACCACGAACAGCACCAACAGAGAGGCTGATCTCACCACCTGATTTGCTCAATAGGTCACCTGAGACAGTGATCTGATTTTGCACTGTGGCAGCGGTCAAGTTGTAGACCCCATTAGTGGCATCATAGGAAAGCAGACCACCAGCATCAGCAGAGAAGAATCCACGGATACCAGATGCCTGAGCAGAGATTTGACCAGTGCTGGAGTTGTAGCTGATACCAGTACCAGCAGACAAGAAACCACGAACCTCAGAGGCCTGAACATCTGAGCCCTGGATGGCTGTAAAGTCAGCAGCAGTCCCAGCAGATCCACCATTGTGGATAAATGACTCGGGGCGAGTGCTTCCAGTATTGGTCAGGATGATAACATCACCCTCCTGCTTTTCATTACCATTGGTGTAGTTAGCAGAGATCCAGTTATTGAGTGAGGTTTGAGTGGTATCAACAGAGACATCAGTGATGGTCAGCGGCTTGAGTTTTAGCTGCTGCTCTCCATCCACGGTGACCAGCTCTGCATAATTGCTTGAGTCTGCGTGGATAGCTGCGATCAGGTTACTCTCAGCCCAGGACTTGGTGATCAAGTGATTGGCTGATGAGATGGTTCCTTCCATCTCAATGATTCCGTCAAAGTTGACACTAGGGTTAAAAAACCGCATGAGTTACTCCAAATTTTGGGGGGTTAAATTCATCTTCAATTTATCGGACCATAATGGTGCCAGTGGTTGAATTTTGGAACCTGACCACCACCTGGGTGGCTGTATAGGTCACATCAGCCCAACACATTTTTCCATCACTGCTGACCACATAGATCAAAGGCTTGTGGCCCAGCCCGTGAGTGATGGTGACCTCTGTGCTGTTGCTGAATGGATGAGTTTGAACTGAAGATCCCCCAAATGCGAACCTGGCCATTTACTCCTCCTCAATAATGATGGAGACAGCTGCTGAGCCTGATTGACCTGCCACAAATATGGATCGGGGTTTCTCTTTGTTTCGTCCAAGCTTTAGGCTGATGTAGTTACCTGATGGAACAAAGGCCCGATCACTTGGAACCGCTCCCCCATCACTGGCCCCATTGAGAGCCACATACAGAGCAGCACTGGCCGATCCAATGGTGATGGTTCTGGTCTTGCTGGGGAGCTCAACCTCTGTGGTGGTGGTCCCTGCTGTGAAGTTGTGGAAGTAGGGAAAAAATGAGGGTTTTGGGATTGTCTCTGCCATAATAGCCTCCAGCAGTGTCTTATCGTCGATTCATCCAGGCCTTTCTGACTGCATCACGATTTTCTCGGTAGAAGTCAAGATCCTGGGTGGCTCTGGTTATGATGTCACCTGCCTGAGCTGGTGGTGGCTGGACTCCTCGGTTTATCTGAGGAGCTCTGGGTGGCAAAAGTGCAGGGCTCTCAGCTTGTGGTTGGGGCTCTGCTTGAGTCGCCATCTCTGGAACTGAATCCGATTCAGTTTTTGGCTGTGATAGATGTGGCCTGAGAATGGCTGGAGCCTGTTCTGGATCTGCCTTGATGCCCTCCAGCCACTCACTCAAAGTCTGCTGGTCTTTCTTTGCTCTGCCTGACATAGCCCGATCAAATGACCACTCAACAGCATCTCTGAGATCTGGATCTGTCCACCCGTGTTGAGCCATAGCAGAATGGCGATCATATCTGGTGTTAGCCTGCTCCAGCTGTGTCTTGTATTGCTCGATCTGCTGGCTCAGTGTCTCAATGCTGCCAAGCTTGCCAGCCTGATTATCAAGCTCTGCCTGGAGTGCTTGACTCTGTTCCTCTGCCTGGGTGGCTCTGGTGCTGAGTTTGCTGATTCGGTCCTTGAAACTGGCCTCGATGTCAGACCTTAGGACATATTCCTGACCCTCATGGGTTATGGTTTTCATGGCGTGCCTCCAATAGTTTTTTGAGTTTCTCATCTGCTGATGATTTAAAATCCCAGAGCTGTTCATCATAGATCTCACTGTGGAACCTATACCCAAACAAGGGAAGCCAGCGATCAAAAAGATTATAATCCATCATCCTGGATCTGTGCTCTGAGTTAAAATAGTTACACTCCCTATGTGTGGCCCTGAGTGTTTCAGCCAATCCCACACCAAACTGATCCACCAGCCACTCAATCTGACCAGCTTGATCCCCTTTGTTATGGGGATAGATCTTCCTATGGCATTGATAACAGTCCACCAGCGGCTCACATAAATTGGGCGCGTTCTGCTCTGATTTTCAGCAGATAATCAATGGCCTCACGCTCATCCATGTCATCAAACATGAGCATAATGGCTTGAACTGGTGACATTAATCCTGCGCTCATTTTCTGGACTATATCCTCTCTCTGTGCCTTCATCTCCTCAGGGCTCAGTGGGATGCTGTGATAGCTGACACGATAGCCAAACTCAGGCAATGATGTCCCCAGAAATCGATTTGCCAGGATTGCTGATTTGGTCAGCAATTCCTCATCACCCATTCTGAAAGTTGGAGCATATTTCTTTTGAGCCTCACGCTGGCCAGCCTTGGAGATGCTGAGACTATAGCCTGAGCGTGGATCTCCACTTGTTCTCTGGAGATCTGCTGGTGAGATTCCAGCAGCGGCAGCGACTCGATACTCATACTTTGCTATTGATTCCAGTAATGTATGTGGATCTGTTGGAGTGTTAAAGGTTCCCACTAATGGCTGACCTTGAGCATCTGGATCCTGAGTAAAGACCAAAATGCTGGCTGGGTCTGTGGTCACTGAGCTCCTGCGAGCGATTCCATCCTGGTCCATCTGATTGAGCCCAGCCACACTCAAGCCAGCCACATATTTCTGAGACCAGCATGCATCTCTCACCAGATGGATCCACATGGTGAACAGCACAGCAGAAGTCAGAGACCCATAAACCATTTGACTCCCAAAGTATGGATCAAACAGATTCCCTGTTTTCTCTGCGTGATACAGAACCACTGGCAAAAATGGATTCCCTTGGCTGTCAAAATATGGGAAATCATCACCTCTGTGAGTTGGGTGGCCCATGTAGATCTGACTGACATCCTCACCAATAGATCCATCTTTCTCAGCCAAGAACATTCCGAAGCTTGGATTGGCTGGGTCTCTGATGTCAATGATGTCATATACCCACTCAACTGATTGATTTTGTGGGTTCTGTCTCAGTCTGAGCTCTTGATAATAGATTGGGACATCTGGCTCATCACTGTCAGCCTCAACATAAACAAAATCAGGAGTGACCAGTCTATATCTGAGACCTGGGGCTCTGCTCTGGGCTCCCTCAGTGTGTGGCACCACATCAATTCTGACAAATGATTCCCTGAGACCAATGACCATCTGCTGGACTCGCTGCATCAATGGCCACAGACCAGCCTGAGAAGCTAAGCCCTCACGGTTCAGCAGCTCTGTGATGTCTCCCTGGCTGTTAGTGACTGATGGCTGCTCTGAATACAGTACACTGAGCTGTCTGGTGATCTGCTCGAATGGGTTAGAGCTCAAATCAGATGGACCCCAGGCCTCTCTCCTGTCGGCTGGGAGATGTCGCTGGAGTTCAGATTCTAGATCATCAGCCCAGGCTCCAATGATCATGCGCCTTCTGAGTGCTGTGTGTTCCCATCTGTTTTGGTCTGCCATTGACCCTGGGGAAAATGGCTTGATGGGGCTCTGTCCTTTTATGAGCATCAATAAATCCTGAGCTTGTGAGTCTTAGGGATAGCTAAATTATAATCAATTTCGCCTAGTATAGCATATCTGAGAGCATCAACACAGTGCCCATATTTATCACGGGATCTTTGATATTGTTTGCTCTTCATTGTCCAATTTTTCAGACTCTTGATGGTTTCCTCACATCTGGTCTGAATATAGAAATTGCGACGCGCCATAACACTGTGGATTTGTGCAGCTCCATAATACACACTGAATGCAGGCTTTGAGGCTGTGCTGATCCTGAATGGCAAATTACCAGCAGGATAACCCAGGACATTCTCAGCGGCTCTCCTGAGTAGTGCATTAGACATCCTGCCACTCTTAGCGTTTCCTCTGTGAGCTGCATCTCCTGTCCATCTACACTGTTCAGCGGTTAGACCATTCCTGTGCAGCATCTCAATGATGGCCCTGATGTGATGCTCTGGTGGTGCTGCTCCGCTAAGATACTCATCAAGCACATAGACCTTGGGCTCCTGTGGATGGGTAGTGTCTACTGCTGCCAAAATAGCCACCTGAGTATTTGGCTGAGCTCCGTGATCAATGCCCACACAGAACACATAATCAGCAGGGGGACAGGGAAGTGATGTGATCATGCTGTCCTCAAAGCAATCAAAGACTCGGCCCTCCTGGACTCCAACCTCCCAGGATCCATTGATTCTGGCCTCTCGATCAATGGGCAGATAAGTGGCTGAGATTCGATCTATCTGGTCCTGTGTGATGATTGGACTGCATCCTTGGGGAGTAGTATCAGAGACTGTCAATGGGGCCATTGTGCAGCTGACACGGCCCTGATTAACCAGCTGTCTGAGATAATCCACATCCTGGCCCACTGGTGTCATAGTGATGCCAATGGTCCCAGTGGCTCCACCTGCTCCACCTCTGAGAACACGTGCAGCCAACTCACCCCACACAAATCGGTCCACTGGCTCATCAATGGCCACATAGGACACTGTTGCTGAGGCTAGACCCAGACCTTGATTGGCTGTCTTGATCTGAATGATTGAGCCATTATTGAAGCGGATGACAGGATGGAGACCTCTGATTCCCTTGCCTGGTACGAACTCCACACTTGGATGGATCTCACCCTTGGGACACATCCCCCACAACTTCTCCTGGATGGTGATGCTCTGCTGGTGTGAGTGAGTGATCAGAAATGCTGTGATTGGTGGTGGATCTGTCCTGAGATATGGATGTGTTCCCAGACA